TCTGCAGGACCAGCTGTACAAGAACAAAAACTACAAGGCACTGCCAGACCAAACAAAAACTGTTGTGAACATGGCAGTAAACACCGGCCAAATCTCCGTGGCTGACGTTGATCTCATTTTGGCTAACGCCAAGAAGCAAGATCCGCAGGCATTGCAAGATCCAGAGCGGTTGGGTCGATTGATTGAAACGGGAATTGCTAACAAGTTTAGGACAACCGCTGTTGGTGCGTACCGTAGGGACGTCTCTGGCTCTCCCAATGTCGAATCCAAGTTGGCTCAGGTAGTCCCAGCGGAGGTGCCTGCATTTATTGACGAAGCCAAGGAACTTCTCCGCACAGGCCAGTCCGGCAAAGGCATAGCCAAGCAAGTAAAGGGTCTTTTTGACCGAATTGACACCTCATCAGGTGTGTCTGTGGAGCAGCGTACGTCCATCAAGAACCGTGTGGTTGAAATGTTGATGCGCAGCAACTTTGGTGACGACACACTGCGAGAACTTGCCAAGATCACCGCTAAAAACGGCGGCATCATGGCGCAGGACGCGGAAGGCAAGCTGATCCCAGTCAAAAAGACCAAGCTTGGGCTGCTTGGAGAGGGCTTGGCATCACTTAAGAAGCTCATAGGTGTGGCGGACCTTACAAAACTTGACCTGCAGGCCGCTCGAGAAAACGCAGCGCTTCGAGGCAAGGCAGAGTCCAAGCGATCCCCCGGTCCTGCTGATGTAAACCCCAAAGCCCCTGGCACCAACCCTATTCTTGCGCTGATTCGAGCCAGAGAAGCCGCTACCAAGCCGGTTGGCCCACCAATCCCCGAGGTAATGCGCCGTGGGGGGATGCCATACCGCCCGTCAACTGCAAACCCTGGGGACCCACTACCAGTTCGTAGTGAAGTCCGCGAACCCCTACCTCCAGCCCCACCGGGACCTACCCCAACCCCCGTTCCAGAAATGGTTTCTGGTCGATCTACGCCTGCCACCAAGGATTTTGCTCTTGTGCAAGCAATTGATGACGCAGTCAAGGGCTTGAAAGCTGATCCTCAACGGTGGCGTGAATTCATGGGTTCACCAACCTACAAGGACATCATTTCCCAACTTCGACCTGGAGTTTCCAAGAAGGAATTGAAGCGTATTTTGTCTTTGATCAACAAGGGAATTCCACCAGAAACCTACCAAGAGATCAGAACTCAAGGACCTTTGGCCTCCCCAACTCCGAAGGTACCAACCGGAGCTGTAGTTGCACCTACATCAGAGGTTGACCGCAAGACAATGGTGGACTTTGTAAAAAAGCTTCAGCAAAACGGCTTCCCTGCTGACAAGATTGCCAGCATCATCAAGTACATTGAAGGCTAATGCCCCCCGCACTGCCTGACCCCAAGAAACCGACGGACCCGCTGACCTCGTTCTTTGCGAGCGAATCCGTGGGGGGCGCGCTCAGAGCGTCGGGCTTTGACATTCATGAGGAAATGGAGACACTGGTCCGACATTTCCGCGATACAGACCCTAACATCTCACTTCGAGCCCACTCCCGGCTCCGTCACGTGATCAGGGAGGTCGCACAGGCTTCTGGTCTGATTCAGAAGCAATCCGCTGAAGCGATTGAGACGCATGATGGACGCAAGGTGAAGGTCTCCTTTGAGACCTCCAAGCTGGTGTCCAAGATTCAGGAGAACGTACATGGCATCGTCGACCAAGACCGTCCGGAGTTCGCAAGCACCTACCTCCCCGCAGCCACAGATTCCCCCCACGCCGGAAGACCCGATCCTGGTGCAGGCAATCCAGCAGATCGAAGCGATGGACGACATGCAGATGGCTCGAGCAGCGGGCCAGGTGTTGTACGATCTGGCGATCCAGGACCCGGTGATCTCGATTGCGAGCCCGGAGATTCTGGGGATGATCTTGAAGACGACGCTTCGTGACGACAACGGAAAGCTGTTCCCCGAGTACTATCCGCTCTTGAAGCAGTACCTGTCTCACTCGATGGTTGCCCGTGATCCCCGCCTCGTTGCGGTGGCCATCACGCGCATCATCACCGTCCAGCTGTACGCAGCCGGAAAGCTGAAGAATGCAGATCAAGCGAATACCGCAACCGCCTGAGAATCCGCTTTACCCGCTGCCCGCCGACTACGACACGCTGACCGATGAGGGCCAGCGGCTTGCTCGTATCAATGCAACGCGGCAGTGGCTTCTGCCTTCAACTGACCTGAAGCAGCGAGCCATTGACTTCATTTCTTCACTCCGTTTCTTCGAGGCTTGGTACCTATGGCCGGACCCCGATACGGATTTCAATCCTTTGTTCTTCGACGACACCCCAGTGGCGACTCCGAAGGGCCACGTTTCAATCTACAAGGAATGGGCGACATCTCGATCAAGCATTGCCGTGGCCCCTCGTGGTTACGCGAAGAGCAACTGCATCCGCAAGTCGATCCTGCTGCAGATGCTCACCCGACCGGCCTTCTCCTTTATCTACGCTACGAGCTCGCACGACAACGCGCAGCAGACGAGCCAGATCATCAAGAGTCAGTTCACGGACAACTCGCGTATCTTCGACGACTTTTCGCCTGAGTTCCCCGACGGTCGCATTGTCCCCCGTCGTGGCGAAGCCAGCTTCGGTCTTGAGATGATGTACCTCAAGAACGGCTCGTGGCTCCGGGCCATCTCCGCATCCAGCAAGCAGCGCGGCGGTCGACCACGTTGCTACATCCTTGACGACCCTGAGTACGATCCCAAGGCATCGACGTCCATGGCGGTACTCCGCGACTACGTGGAGAATCTGCTGTTCAAGATCGTGCTGCCCATGCTCACCCGGCCCGACACCTCTGTGCGGTGGCTGGCTACCTTCGTGAGCCGCCGTCACTATGCGTGGCATGCCATGCAGACCGAGCAGACGCCCAGTGGCCCGCGCGCACGAGATCCGCGCTTTGAGTTTTGGTCACGCATGCTTCTTGACTCGGAGTACGAAAAAGACGGAAAGCTCCACTCCTGTTGGCCCGAGATGTGGCCCCTCAACCGTGCAGACAAACTTGCGCGACCAGATCTTGCGAACCGCATTTCCCTTGAGGAAATCAAAGAACGAATCGGTAATGCTGTCTATCTGGCTGAGTATCGCGGTCGACCCGGTGAGAGCGGTGAGAACTTCTTCCCGCCCCTCATCCGTGAGAACCACGGGTGGTGGATTGAGGACCCGGATCCGTCCTTCGACACTGACCCGGTGACCTCCGATACTAAGATCGCGTGGGGGGAGAAAACCGGAATCAAGGTGATGCCCATCAAGGACTTCCTCTTGAATTCCCTCACCTTCATGGCTGTCGATACGTCGTATACTCATGGTCCTGACTCGGATTATAAGGTAGCAGTTGTCATGGCGGTTAACAGTGACAACTGCCTTTTTGTTCTAGATATGTGGGCAGGCCAGGTCCCCGAGGACCAACTGATCCGGAACGTATTCCGCCTAGCTGACAAGTGGAAGGTCCCGTCCATCCACCCCGAGGTGGTCCGCGAGTCGGTCAACCTCTACCAGCAACTTGAAACCCTGGTCCGCCAGCGGGCTACCGAGATCACCGGCACCAAGCACATGCCGCGAATCATGCCCCTCAAGGTGGGCATGGTCCAAAAGGAAGCCAAGATCTCCGGTCTCCTGTTCCGCTTCGAGCACGGACTCCTGAAGCTCCCCATGTGGAAGCGCATGGACAAGCCGTGGCGGGACCTGTTTGACCAGTTGGAGCAGTTTAACCCCGAAGCCCGTGACGGTGGTCTTGCCCACGACGACCACATCGACGCGGTAGCCATGTCCTCCATGATCCTGAAGTTCCGCCTGCCCAAGCGCGGCCTAGGTATTGAGGCGGTGAAGTCCCCCCTCGAGCGGTTGAAGGACGGGGAACGACAGGACAACGGGGTGGCCCTGCTGTCCATGATTGACTGGAACAAACTTCCAAGTGATGATGTGCTTGATATCCTAAGGCCAGAGGAGCATACGAATGACGGCGAGACCAGAGTCTGATTCCCAGTACGTTACCATCCCATACTTCCTGTATGAGGCGATGGCTCGTGTGTACTACGGACGGGTGAATGGTGACTTTCCCGTGACGCGCCCTATCGCATCGGAGACCCCGGACCCCAAGTTTACGGGCAACTTCACGATGATTGACGACGACATCCCACCAACTTGGAAGCCGCAGGGCGCAGCCCAAAGGACACCCAGTGAACACCCGAAGCCCGCTAAGTCTCCCAAGTAAGCCCGCCGATATTGCCAAGTTTATGCGCATGCACGTGGACCGTGAGCGCGTGCGCTACAACTATCGCCGTTCCATCTGGCTGCTGGCGTGGCACTACCTGAACGGCGCACGACGCTTTGACGTCTTTGACCCGCTTACCGGCCGCCTCTCCCCCCACTACCTGGACCGCGAAGGCAACATGGAGTTCCAGTCGCAGGACCTCCTCTCCATCATCGACCGGACTGTGGCGCGTATTGCCACCATGGATCTGCGTCCTAAGATTATGCGCCAGGGCACCAGTCTGCGCATGATCCGCGAGCGTTCCAGTGCCCAGATCATTGCCGACTCGCTAGTCTCTGACCACCAGCTGTCGCAGGTCACCTCCGACTTTGCTCACATCTTTGCAACCCTCGGTTGCTGCGGAATCATGGGGCACCTCACCGATGTCCCCACCGTCGGCCTTACTGCCGATCTTGAAGTGGTGCACCCCCGTGAGGTGTTCCCATTCCCCGCCCTGCACCAGGATCACACCAAGCAGAGCGGCATCATCCGCCAGCGCGTGGTGCCCATCGACCTGCTTGCCTCGAAGTTTGGCAAGATCTCGGCAAAGAAGAAGGATCAGATGGAGTGGTGGAAGGTTGACCACGGTGACGTGACTACCGACCTTGGCCTTGACGAACCCGGCTCGTACATGCGCAACCCCTTTAACAACAGCGGCATTACTACCGGCGCCTCGGAAGGTACCGACGTAGTCAATGAGGTGGCCCGTATCCGCGAGCTGTGGATCAACGGACCCCGCGACACCTGCGTCCGTTACGTTGTGGCCAGCGGTAACGAGATCCTTGTCGATGAATCCTATGAAGACGCGGCGATGTACTGCCCCCTCGGCTGGGCCCGCTTCATGGATACCGGCACCTTCTACGGAGCCGGCTTGTTTGACCTGCTGTTCGGCATCTGCCGACAGGCCGAGCACATGATGAAGAGCCTCTTTAACAACATCCGCGACACCGATCGCTACGGTGTGCTCGTGCTGCCGCAGGGCTCCATGAATGAGCGAACCCTGCTCAAGGACGTGGGCCGCGGTCTCCGCGTGATGACCTACACCCCCGACCCGCTGAACGAGAACTTCAAGCCGTTCCCGATTCAGCCGTGGAACGCGGGCGATGCGCCCGGCAAGGTGGCTCAGTTTGCGCGCGACGTGATGCAGCAGATCAGCCCCGTTCAGGATCTTCTGCAGGAGAAGGGTCGCGTCGACAGCGCTCCCGGCCTGCAGTTCCTTGACGAGCAGATTACCAAGGCCATGACCAATCCCTCGATTGGTATTCAGCGCGCTTTCGGCAACATGTACCGCTCGCTCACCGCTCAGGCCGTGGCCGAGATTGTCAAGTTCCCCCGCACGGTGCCCGTCAATTACGTCACCCTGGACCTTGCGGGTGCAGTGCTGGACATCGACAAGTCGACGGTGTCCTTTGACCAGAACCCACTGCCACAGGTGGGCTACCTCACCTTCGGCGTGAAGCAGGTCAACCCCCGTAGCGACGTGGCCCGCAAGGAGGAAGCAATGGCTCTCCTCAAGACCGGCCTCACCGACCCCATCGGCCTGAAGATCTTTGCCCTCAAGGAGGGTCTGGACTTTGCCATGTGGATGGACGAGGAAAAGGGTGCGTACGAGTCAGTCGTGCAGAACATCCTCCTCCTCTACGGCAACGGTGAGGACCCCGGCCAGATCGTGCTTACCCAGCACATGACCCGACCGGACATTCAGATGCGCGTCCTCAGC